AATTCCGGCAGCGATTAATATTCTTTTATTTAACAGCTGAAGCATAGTCTGTAATACCTCTAGCTATAGCAGCAGCGAAATCGTCAGAATTATTCATTAATAGTAATGCGTCTTCATCGTTATCGATAAAAGCAGTTTCTACTAATACGGCCGGCATATGTGTACGTTTTAAAACGGTTAATTCCGGACGGACTTTTAATCCTCTATCGACTGTATTTAAGCTATTAATAATCTGATCTTGTATGCAATTAGCTAAAATTTCAGATGATCCGCCTAAGCTGTATACTAAACATTCCGTACCTTTAGCTTGTGTATTCGCTGCGTTACAATGGATAGATACGAATACGTCGCTATTCCAGTCGTTAGCAGCTACACATACAGGGTAAGGCCTATCGGCATAATCGGAATCATAATTTAAATTATCGGATTGCATTACTTGTGTAGTATATCCGACATTATTTAAATAATAAGCTACTTTATCGCCGATACTTTTAGCGATAGCAGCTTCCGTAATACCGTAGTTATCGTTAACAGCGCCACTATCATATTGTAAATCGTGGCCTGGATTAATAAATATCTTCAATTATTTAACTTCCTTATCTTCTAATTTATCCGGTATACCGTTATGATTACTATCAAGCCATAATCCTAAGAATCCGACTAACGCCGTTAATACGCTAGGTATAAATATATGATCGATTATATTAATTCCGACGTTAATTATTTTATTAGCTTCGTCGCTAACATAACCGGATATAAAAGACATAATATACTGGATAATAACTAATAATATCGGTAGTATCATAACCAGGATAAGCAAGCGCGTAAGAATAACGCCAGTAGGTTTTACCCTACTGACGCGAATATTCTTATAGGCGCTTTTAATTGATTGTATCGCTTTATTCTTAATATCCATTTAGCTTTACCTTAAAGATATCGATTTTAAAAAATAATACCTAAAATAGCGATAGCTATCGGAATCATGAATCCGAAGAATATAGCGACGCCTTGAATTTTTTTGTCTTTATCACAAAGACTATCGAGTTGTGCTTGATGATTAGAAATTTTAGAATCCATATCTTTCAATGTAGATTCAATTTGAGTAACGCGCGAATTCATTGCATTCTGCTGCGCTTGAAAGTCATGAATCGTATTTCTAATATCTTTGACGATATCTAAAATTAAGCTGATATTATCCATTATTAACCTTTGTTATAATGTTTGACTAACCATTCGGATACGGCGGATTGGTAAGATTCAGGTACTAACTTAATTTCGTCGTTAGCTACTGTTTCGTCCAACGTATATTTACCGAGAATAACGAGTTTAGAGTATGCGCTAATTAGCCACGGTTTCAATTTCTTCATGTGTAGTACCACCTTCTAAATCTAATATTTGTGATTGTAAATCAGCTAACGCTTCTAATACATATTCAGGATTTAATTCGACTGTATCTTCTTCGTCGCTGCCGCTATTAATAGCGTCTTCATTATCTAACTTCGGCTGTACTTTATCTTTTTTAATAGTATCAGCTATCTTATCAATTAAGTTAAATAATGAATTGTATTGCATTTCGGTTACGATTCTAAATCCTGGTTGTAGATCAGGAAGTAACGCTTCTTTATAGGTACTCATACCGATTACGATATTTGTATCTGTTAATAATATGTACATAGTTGTTATTCAAACCTATAAGTATCTTTATTATATTTTTTACCGCTATAAGTATAAATTTCAATATTTTTACTACTGTTAGATAGTCTTGTACGATAGTCGCCTTGAGTAATTACTGAATTATCACCAACGACTAATTTTTTCATATTTGTGCATCCATGTAATAAAAATTGATTTCCTGGCCCATAATTATAGCTACCTAAATTTAATTCTTCTAAACTACCGCAAGATTGAAAGGCGTTTATCGCTATTTTTTTAACGAGTGGTGCTGTTAATTTTTGTAGATTGCTGTCATAAAAAGCGCCCATACCTATTGATTCTAGGCGAAAATATACTTGTATCGGTATTAAATCTTTTTTATTTCTAAATTCATTATTCGATATAGACGTAGTCGTTAAATCAAGTTTGGCACGTGTTTTAATATAGTTATTAATAGCTGTTACTACTTCTTCTTCTTTGAATCCGAAATTTAACATGTTATTAATAGCTGTTAATATAGCTTCGTTAATAGGTGCAGCAGCCGTAATACTTTTAATTTCTTCGGCGAATTTATTTAACTTACCTTGTGAAGTAACGCCTTTAGTTTTTAATGCTTCTTTAATAGCATTTATACTATCTTGTATCTTAGCGACTTCGGCTACTATATCATCGATAATCATAGTAAAATATCCTTTCTTAATTAGTACCGTTAAGTTTTCTTAATTCGGTAAGTAATGCAGTCATATCACTATCATATTGTGATTTAGCTACATAGTTACCGGAATCAGTTTTCTTAATATATAGTTGATCCGCTTTAAATTGGTTAAGAATTTCACGGCCGTTAAGATAACCTACACTTGGATACAAGGTAAGAATAGGAGTATTATTTTTACTCTTGATAACTAAGTTATTTCCGTTAGATTCTAAGATATGATTAGCTAAATTTAAGCCGGAAGTTTGACTAACTGTTACAGTACCGGTAAACGTATTATCGCCGTCTTTAGTAACGGCGTTATCCTTCGTAACGTAACTATCTAAGTCTGTTTTTTTGGCATATGTAGTATCTGCGTCTGTTTTCGTTACATAGCTTTTTAAACCGTAATTAACGAATTGTCTACTAGCATAGTTAACTAAATCTTCTTTAGCTGCATAAGTAGTAGCTGCGTCAGCTTTAGATAAGTAAGTATCGGCCGCTGTAGTCGCCGTTAAATAAGTATTTAAACTATTCTTAGTGGCATATGTATTATCTGCATTTGTAGTTGTTAAGTAATTATCTAAACTAGCAGTCGTAGCATAATTATCTAAATCTGTTTTCTTAGCATATGTAGCAGCTGCGTCATTATTAGATAAGTAAATTCTGGCTGCGGCAGTTACCGTCAAACAATTATCTAAATCTATTTTCTTAGCGTAATCCGATTCTGCGTCTGTTTTAGTTAAATAAGTATTATTAGCAGTATCGGTAGTTAAATAATTAGTTAAACTATCGGCAGTTAAATATGTACCTAATTCAGTATGTTTAACAAAGTTATTAGCGTCGGTTTTATTAACGTATGTAGTAGCCGCTTCGGATTTACTTAAATATGAAGAAGTATCTAATTCAGCTTTTTTTACATAAGTATTAGTCGCGTCTTGTTTAGATAAATAAACAGTAGAAGCGTCGTCTTTTGTTAAATAAGTCGTATTCGCTGTATCAGTTGTTAAATAAGTATTTAATTCTGATTTCTTAGCGTAAGTAGTATTAGCGTCTGTTTTAGATAAATAAGCGTCAGCTGCGGCAGTCGCTGTTAAATAATTATCTAAATCAGTCTTCTTACTATAAGTAGTATCTGCGTCAGCCTTAGTTAAACAACTATTAAAATTAGCCTTAGTAACGTATGTATTATCTGCATAGACTCTAGATACAAACGTATCCTTAATCGCCGCTGTCGTCATATAACTATTTAAATCAGTTTTCTTAGAATACGTATTATCTGCAAAAACTCTAGATACAAAAGTATTATTAGCCGCCGTTGTTGTTATGTAGCTATTTAATGTAGACTTAGTAGCATAGTTATTATCTGCAAAGATTCTAGATACATACGTTTTACTAGCTGCTTCTGTCTTCATGTAGTCGCTTAGACTAGCTTTAGTAGCGTATGTATTTTCTGCATTGATTTTAGATACATAATAGTTATTAAGTGCTTCTGTCTTTACATAGCTTTCTAACTCTGTTTTAAGCGCATATTTAGGATCACCTAGCATAGTAAGGTAATTTCTTAAATCTACCTTTTTTAAGTAAAGATTATCGGCGTCTTGTTTGGTAGTATAAGCGGATAAATCGACGTTTCCGCCACCACTTCCGCCTGTACCTGGATCGCCTTTCGGCCCTTTTAAAGCTGCTATTTGATCCGGCGTTAAATCTTCGAATCTTAATGGATCGCCCTTATCACCTTTAGGGCCTTTAAGTTGTAATAACTGATCCGGAGTAAAGTCTTCGTATTTAAAATCTTTACCGTCCTTACCAGGAATACCAGGCGCGCCAGGATTACCGTCTTCGCCTTTGTCGCCTTTTGGCCCTCTTAAAGCTGCCTTTTGTACTTCGGTTAAGTCGTCGAATGTAATAGATTTACCGTCTTTACCTGGTAAGCCAGGACTACCAGTATCACCTTTAGGGCCTTTTAAAGATTCTAATTGTGCAGCTGTAAAATCGTCGTATGTGAATGCTTTACCAGGTGTACCGTCCATACCAGGACTACCAGGGTTACCAGTATCACCCTTTGGCCCTTTTAATAAAGCTATCTGATCCGGTGTTAAATCTTCGAATGTAAAGGATTTACCGTCTTCGCCTTTAGGGCCTGGATCACCTTTCGGCCCTTTAAGTTTCGCTAATTGATCTTCCGTTAAATCGGCTACGTTAAATATACCTGGATCGCCTTTATCGCCCTTATCGCCTTTACGGCCAGGAATACCGATATCGATATTAATTCGATTCGGAATATTAACGATTACTTCTTTTTCCATTATTTAAACCTTTCACTATCTTTAATGTAAAGATATATCATGAATAATTTTAATGCTTCCCATAATTAACTTATAGCTATATGTATCACTAACTATAAATACATCGTAAAAGCCTTTAAATAAAGTCTTAGGAATCGTTAAGGATTTAGCGGCCGGAATACTTACATAAATAGATTTATCTTGAATCATACAGTCAGCTTCTAAAATTAATTCGTCGTTAACTGTACGAAGTTTACATACGGCTTTAGCATTATTTAAATCTATATTATCGCCCTGAATAGTATAACTACGATTCCAGTCATTCCCAGTATGTAATGTTTCTGATTGACGCTTAATATAATCCATTATTACGCCCTCTTAACTGCAATACAAATATAGTTAGCACTACCAGATACCCAATACTCACGGCTATTACCTTCAAGTCTAGTATAATTTCCTTCGTAGCTAGTGGAAATTCCGTCTAAGCCTTTTAATCTAACGCCTACATGGGCTTTTCTACCTTCCCGCCAACACTCATAATTAAGCATATTACGTGCGCCGCCTTCGGCAATGTCATAATATATTTTATTAATATTAGATTGATCCATAGACAATAACCATGTACATTCGTTTTCGTTAAAGCCTTCTGGAATTGGAAGCGTTTCACCGTCTCTAACATTGCCGTATGTAACGGAAATATCTGGAATCGTTAAAAACGGTCTGAATTCTGTACCTTTATCCTTACCGTACCAACCGGGACGATGATAACAGCATAGATTGGATTCTTGTGTATATTGCCTATTACCTAAATCTAAGTTAGTTTGATTATCATCGACGCCGCCGTCTGAAATAGTATGATAGCCACCGCCGGCTTTACGATTAAGTTTAATACTAGAAGTAGGAGAAAACTCTAAATTACCAGTCATAGTATCGCCGGACTTCTTAACGTATGTACGCTGCAATAGATTATTAACGTCGTCAGCTAGTTTAGGTAACGTTACAGATTTATCTCTAAGTTTACGCGTAGTTACAGATTCATCAGGGTGATCTAATTCCGCTAATTCCTTATGTGGAATAATAGCAGTATCGATATCCTTACGCGTAGCATACATGATAGATAAATCTAGGATTACTTTTACGTTAACGGCATTATCGGTAACAGTATCGATATTAATAATTTTTTCTTGAATAGGATACGTCTTATCATATACAAGTTTAGCTTTATCGCCGCATGTAGTATATGCGTAAAGTGTTTCAGGGCCGTTATCGACTTTAGCCATAAGGCCAATTTCACGGAAATAGAAGCTAGTATTAACTAAGCTATTACTTACGCGGAATTGTAACCTCATTTGGCCGGCGTGTACTGTTTCGTTTTTTGCAATCGGTAAAGTTAACTTAGGAGATTTAACAGCGGTTAAACTATCGATAGCTGATCCAGTCGCTGTACCGTCGCCGATAACGACTTTAGTAAATGTTAGGACGTGGCCGGCGCGGCCTTGCGTTAACATATCGCGGCCGGCATTCGT